TGAGGTGCCAAGTCGCCCAGATTTTTGTAGCAATCGAACCTGGTCGGTTAACGCACCTTTTTCTAACTGGAAACCTAAAGCAAGAACGGCTTTAACCTGATCGTCGGTTTCCGCTTTCGCCAACAACGAAACCATTTCATTTGACACGTTCGCGCTTTGGTCAAACATATCCATGATTTTGACCGCATTTTTTTCGTCACGTATCCGAGCAACAAGAGTTCTTGCCCGAAAGTTCGTGTCCATAAAATGCGCATACTTTGTTTCATTCAAACCAACATCAGACAAACCTGGGATAAATCCTGCGTCGGCTTCAAGAGCTTTGCGCAACTCGTCTGTTTGTACCCTGGTGAGCCGCGGGATGAGTGTTGTAACATCTTTGAATTCTTTGATTGCTTTCGTTACCGGACCTGTCGGATCGGTTTTAACCAAAACCAAAGCATCAACCAACCCTGAAAAAAAGTTGTAAGGCAAAGTTTTAGGTTTGAAAACCGTGTTCGCAGCAGCTCGCCCGATGGTGAACGCAGACCCGTTGATCGTGCCACGGTATCGTCGAGCGCGTTCACCTTGCCGTTCCAACAGTTCGTCGCTAACAAAAAAACCTGAACCTGCCGTAATCTTCTCACCGGTCTTAGGGTCATAGTCGCCCTGTGTTGCTTTGATTAACGAACCTAACTTTGTTGAAATGAACCAGCCGTCAATGTCCGTGTTCTTGTCAAAGATTTGTGCTACCGCACCCTGAGTTGTTTCAGGAATGAAATCAAGTCCTGCTGTCAACCAACGTGAAACCGTTTTAAGGTTCCTATACAAAAAGTTTGATTGATCTGGTTTTTCTGGTTCGGCTTGTGTGTCAATAGTTTTTTGTGCCGCCATTTTGCCGACAGCATCAATCGCTTCGTTGGATGCGTTCGCTTTCGCTAAAGCCAACTGTGTTTCGATAGGCACCCATGCGGCGCGTTGTTTGACATTAGAAAGGTTTATTGAAACGTTCGGGTCAAGAACTGGTTGTGGGGTGGCGACTTTTTTTTCTAAAACAGCTTTCTTAGTAGTCGGATCAAGATTGGATTCCCATGCCATTACAGTTCGTTTCCGTAAGTGTCCAACAAATCGAGCAGATCATCTGTCGGAAAAATTTGTGCTATTTGACGCAACTCATCTACAGCCATAGCTCCTTGTGATGGCATCATCGGGATACCGGCACCGAGCGCGGTTGGTCCTGGGCCGAAGTTTGCGCCGGCTGTGATCGGTTCATCTGGTCGTGCTGTTGGTGCTGTTAACGGTGTTAATGATCCTGGTGCGATACGCGGTTTTTTGCGGATAGGTGACGGCACAGATGTGGGTGGGGTTCCCATCGGTACGGCTTCTTGTGCGCGTTGTTGCGCTAAACGTTGACCGTACTGTTGGTTTGATGCCGTAGTTATCGGGAGTTGTTCAGCCATTTATGCCCCTAGTTGTGCTAATAGTGCTTCCAATGGTGGTGCGCCCGCTGGTCCTTGTACTGGTGCTTCTGCACCCATGCCTGGTGTTGCGAGTCCTGGCATTGTTTCTGGTGCGCCTTGTGGCATCGCTGCGGCTTGTCTGTCTCGTGCGCGTTGATCTGTTCGTTTAACCGCATCGTACAACGTTACGTCTTTTTCTAGGACTAGCGATGTGAGATAGGCGAGGTCTTCTGGCTGGTATGGGCCTTGCGGGTTCACAGCCTGCTGCTGGATAGATGACAGTAACGCTGATTCGACTCCTTCGGCGATGATGCGATCATGTTCTAGTTCTGGGTCGGTGATTAGCGGGTCTGCTTCTCGTGCCGATTCTTTTGACATTAAACCTGTGCCGAGTCGTTGTCCGAGTCCGATGATGAGACTGTTCACGTCTGAACCTGCCGCCGAGTATGCGACATAGTGGAAGTCGGTTTGCCAAATTTTGTTCGGTGTGTAGGTTTCTTGTCCGACTGATGATCGTGACGGGATGAAGAACGTTTTTGGTACGTCACCCCAATAGGCTTTTTCGATTGCGATAGCAATTTTGTCTTCCTCAAACAGCGAGGCTTCGAAAGTTGATTGTGCTTCTTGTACACGGTAGTCAACGGTTGCTGATAGTACGGAGTCTCCGCGTCGGCCTGTGCGAATGTTTGTGCCTGATTCGCCACCGAACTCTGCTGGGATAGCACCCTCAAGTCGTTCCTGTCGTTCCAAACGGTCTAACGCTGTATCAGTTTTGTAGCCTGGGTTTAGTTGCAACTGTTGAATGTCGCCACCTTTGACGACACCTAACTGTCCTGCTTTGCCGTCAGCTAACTGCAATATCTCAGGGTTCTCACCTGGTCGTGCAACAAGATATTCTTCAGGGAAAATACCGCGCTCGATAGCGATCTCTGTTAACGCCTGTAGGCGAGCGCGAGTGTAATACATTCCCATAACGCCATCGAACTGTCCACGAGGTTTATCGAGCGTGATCCTGTTCGCTACTACTGCTAGTGGCATACCTGTGCGGTTTGGTACGAACTCTAAACCGAGGGCATCCATGCCTGCTCGTTCAGCGATGTTCAAACCTGGGTTGTCTTCGGCACCTAGCACGATGAGTTGTAGTGATTCTGCGTCAACGTATTCGAGCATTGTGTATCGGCTGTCCGAGTTCACTTTGCCCATGCGTAGTTTTTCGGTGATTTCGTTGCCGTACATTTTGATTAGATATGATGCTGATGCTCTGAAAGTGAAGATGCAGTCGTCTGGCAGCATATTGTCTGGGTCATCTACTGGTGCCGCGAATGTGTCTAACGGGTTGCGTACAGTCCATGTTGGTGTCAAAGTACGGAAGTTTGGTTTGAGAACTACAGCGGATTGTGAGTAGCCGAGTAGGTGTCGTGCGCGGCGACGCATTTTCATTTGCATTTTGTTCTCATCCCAAATGGAGAGCATCGCTTTGCGTCGTTGACGTGCCGAAGATTTAGCCCGTTCGGAGCCTTCTTTGATTGGCGGGAAGTATGGGGTTGGCATCGTTGAAGATACACGCATAGACATCTGATCCAAACCCTGTACAAGCAGGTTTGCTACGGATGCTTTGGCGTTACGATCTAACTCGTTGAGTGGTACGATTACGTCACCGTTTGCTAGTTCGCGTACGCGACGCATCTGGTTGTGTACGGGTCCTGCCGCTGTACGCCTCTGATTGTAGAGTTCGACTATTTCTTCAACTGTACGCAAAGCGTGTCCTTATTTTTTAGATGATTTTTTGGTTTTGCGTGGTCCAGTTTGTTTTTCTGCAGCATTACGCAAAAAACTTGGGGTTGTGATAGTTCGACCAGCAGCCCCGCCAGTAGATTTTCGTCGAATATCAAACGAAACGTCATCCCCAGACCTACCAACTTCTACATCATATTGATCTCTCCACGGATTCATGTACGGGTTTGCGGCTTCTCGTTGAAACTTGTTGGCTTGATCGTACGGATCGTCTTTTCGGACATTTGATTTCTTGACTTTTTTTGCTGCCATGTTCTGCTCCTATGCGTAGATGCTTGCTATAGTATCATGCCACAAACCATGATGGCCGCCATTGGCGCGGTGGGGCAACCATAGGTCGAAGCTGTGGCACATGAAGTTCAGCGAACCAATGCGCCATCACCAAATCGGTGCCATTCTTTTTGTTCCGAGTCCAACTACACATTTCCTCAACGAACGCCAACGTTTTCCAATTCTCCCGCATAGACGGCAACCTGACCTGACCGGTACGCCACAACGGGGGCAGCAACGCTTCAACACCCAAGTTTTCGTCAAGTTTGTTACGGCTCGTAGTGTGCGGTACAACGTTCACGGTTTGTAAAGACTGCCATTTGCGCACAAAATCGTGGGCCAACAAGAACCGTTGCGCGGCGTTAACTTCAACCACCCAATGCGAGATCGGATATCCCATATCCCATGACCTGTTCTGCCATTCTTCCATGATCCCCGAATAGGTGCGGGTAGAAGTGTCGTAACCCAACAGTTCTTCGGCGGTCAGTTTGCACCGTTCAACATCCACCAAATACCTGAGATTTGTTTCAGGTTGATATAGCCACCATTGGATAGCCCAAAACATTGTTGGTGACGGGTCAACGGTAGCAATAGAAATAATCGGCGGCCTCAAATCGTGCGGAATGTATCCTGGTCGCCTGTCTTGATCTATACACCCTGGGTACACCACACCGTCAGGACCCATCCCACCGGTAGCCCACACCCTCTCAATCAGATAAGTACCTGCCGCCAGGTCTTGTTGCTGGTAAACGACATCAAATTTTTGTGGGGTGCTATAGCGAATATATGATAAGTCTTTCCACGATAAACGGTACGGGTCCAACAGGGGGCCGTCAGGCCATGCTGGTGCCGTCACTTTCCGTGAATCTTTACCGGTATCCAACTCCTCGTAGTATGCCTTGTAGATGAGATGATGGTACTTGGATTTTTTTTCAGGCTCGACCTGAGTGGACTTGTCGGTGACATCGGAACCGTCGTAGTCATCTTCGAAATCTTCGTAAGTGATCTTAGCGAGACAATGTGCGTACAGATCACCAGAACCCAAACGTTGCCCTATCACGGCCAGCAGGCCACCTGGGTCGCATCGTGCTTCAGCCATCGTATCCCACCGTTCCAACAGTTTGTCTCGCGCAACTGACTCCTTAGAGTTCTCTGAGGATGCCACGTCGTCAAACAGGCACAGGTCGGCGCGATGACCGATGAACTCTGAGTCGATACCGTACGCTGAAACTGTCGGCTCTTTGTTATCCAAGCCACCCAACGATTCTTGTTCGACAACAAATTCTTCTGCCCGCCACAAAGCACCCGACGACTGCGGTTTGAACCGCCCGAAATCTATAGACAAACAAGCTTCGGCGTTCAACGCCAAACCTTTCTCAACAAGGATCGCGTCAGGTTCCAACGGGAAAGGCCGTTCCAAAGTTTCACGAATACGCCGCGAATACTGCTTCGCCAACGTCTGAGTAACCGAACCGATCAACACACGAATCTTGCGGTTACGGACAATCATCCACACCGCAACATCATGAAACAACGTCGATTTACCTGCACCTGGCGGTACGTTCAAACAAACAAACTCTTTCTCCGGTGACTCCAACCAGGCAACAATCTTGTACGCAGCATCAACCTGCCACGGTGAAGGTACACGACCCAAATATCTTCTACGAAAATAATCGAAATCCTCTAACGACCTTTGCGCCTCAGGACACAACCTGTCATACGGAATAACCGGCGGCAGATCAGCGACATCCATAACCTGTTTCCATTGATCGGCTTGCACACCGCCCTCATTTTTGCGCACCTTGCCTTTTTCGATGCGAGCCAACTCCATGTCGGCTTGCGCTACACGGCGTTTAGCATCCCATTTTTGTGCCGTGTTGTAATGAATACCCGAAATCTTCGCGGCATCCTTGATTGACATTCCTGAGGCTCGTGCCTGCCAGTATCGTGCCACGTCTTGTGGCGGTACTTGTCGCCGCCCCGAACGGCCAGCAACCATTATTTCTTCTTTTTACTTTTACCAGCCTCAGACAAAGCAATAGCAACCGCCTGCCGACGAGACTTAACAACAGGACCCTTCTTCGAACCCGAATGAAGTTTACCTGCCTTAAACTCCCGCAAAACTTTAGAAACCTTATCCTTGCGTTGAACCATAAACGTATGCTACCATAACACCCGTTGGCGGGTACCGTCGAGCATCCTTGCCGTGGTTAAAGGATTGATCCGGACTCCCTACCCGCCAACATTTTTCAAACACTAGACAAAACCAAAAAACATCTGCTACACTCCCTACCGCAACTCACGGCTGTACACCTATTGCAAGGTGCGGGGCATCGAACACCAGGGAACTGGGGTAGATGATCCTGTCATGGGATCAAGCAGCGTAACTAACGCAACTAGTTAAACAAGGTGTCGGCTAAAACAGCCACGGCCACCAACCCAAACAGGGTAAAGCGTGGGGGGGCAACAGGCTACGACTGTCGCACATACGTTTGACCTAACGCCCTCAGCATACGCTTCGGTTGTTCACAGCGACGACCAGCACCCTCGACACACAACGCCTCTTTTTTTGCCGTTTTTTTCTTCGCCAAAACGCCGCCCACCACGCACAGCAGCCACAAAACCACACACAGAGACACACACTTATAAATACCTATGACGCGGGTGCGCTCGGCATAGGTCCGGTTACGGGGTGGGGGTTTGCGAGTTGTGCGGTGTTGTTGGTGGCGATGTTTTGCTGCTCGATGTTTGCGGATCGGTGCTCAACGTTAGGCCGGTTGTAATCGGTGGCCGTTTTGCGAGGTATCAGGTCGGCAAGTGATCTGCGCCGGCAATGCTGCGAGGTTGTTCGAGGTTTGCGGGTAGTTTGGGCCGGTTGTCGCCTATGGTGTGCGGCGTTGTCGACGGCTGGCCGGTGTTGTTGGCGGGTATGGCAAAGGCCGCCGGCGTGGTGGGTCCGGCGGCCTTTGGTGCGCTGGGGTTGCGCTTGGGGGTTATTGGTTTATTCGTTGTGGCATTAGTAGTTGTTCGAGTTGGCCGGTTTCGGTTGTGGTTGTGTAGATGATCGGTTTTTGTGGTGTTTGCCAGGTTGCCATTATTAGCGGCGTGATCTTTGAGATTTTGCGGCTGGCTTTGGTTAGTCGTTCGAGGTATTCGGGGTTTACTCCGGTGGGCTCGAATGGTGTTGTGGCCGGTTTTGCTAGGTCAAATAGTTGTTGGCTGTTTGGAAACTCTGCCGGTATTGTGTCGCCGTTGTAGGTTCCGATTGTTTGCGGGTTGTCGCTGTCGTCGGTTGTTGCTGTTAGTTGCCATTTGTCGCCGGTGATCATCAAACTGGCCTGTGCTGTTTGATATTGTTTGGCGGCTTTGGTTAGGTTGTTTAGTGCTGTGGTTAGTTCTCGGGCGTTTATGAGAGCCGGTTCGCCGGTTGTTATTGGTTCCGCTGGTGTGTATCGGGCCAAGCTGTAGCTATCTGTTGCTTGTATGTGTTCGGCGGTTATATATATGCCGGTGAGGGCGTAGCGTTGTTGGTCTGTGCTGGCGTGTAGTGCGATTGCGCCGATTATGTTGGCGAGGTCGGTTAGGCCGGTGCGGGTTGTTGTGGTGTTCATTGGTTTATCCTTTCGGGTTTGTGGTTTGTTGGGTGGTTGTCGCGGCTGCGTTGTTCTCGGCTGGCCGAGATATATAGCGGGATAGTCATTACTGCTAGACATAGAGCTGCGCTGAGTAGTGCGCCGGTGATCTCGTTCATTGTGCTATCTCGTCGAGGTAGGCGGATAGGTTTGGGTATTGGTTCCGGATTGTGGCCTGGTCTGATCCGTCGTAAGTTGTAACGGCTATTATTTGGCCGTCGTTGCTGTCTCGGGTGATCTCGCAATGAGGGCCGCCGCACGTTCTTAAGATTTCGATACGGGTTTGTTCTCGGTCATCTGTTCGCAGCACTTTAAGATTAAGGCAACTTTCGTTTAACCAAGTTAGCGGTGCTTCGTAGTCGTCGTTAGTGTTTTCTTGTCCGAGTTCCGCATAGGCGGCGGCTATATCCTCAGCTGTGGCCGGATCAAGATCGCCGGCTGTAGTAAGAATAAACTCTAGAGCGTCAAGCTCTTTTCTTATCTCTCGGCAATAGTCGAGAGCTGTATTTGTGGTTGTTGTGTTCATTGTTTAACGCTCTCCCAAGCGTTGCGGCCTTGTTGGTGTGGCCTACTAGATAGAGTATATGACCGGCGGCCTCGTGTCAAGTATCTTTTTGGATAGTTTCTAGTTTTTTTAGTAGATCGTTTTGGCTGTGGCTTTCGATCAGATCGGCGGCAGCTGTGGCTGGTGGCCATAGCGGGCAGATACGGCCACGAATACCGGCAAGATATTTTCGGGCGGCTTCGAGTGTGTCGAATGGGCCGAGCGTTATTTGGCCGGCGATAGTGTCAAGCTCTACTAGGTATCTCATATTTAGATCGAGGTTTGTTCGCCGGTTTTGTGTCAAGGTTTTTTAGCAGATTATTTGCCGAGATTACGCCGGCCACCAACTAGCACAAAGTTTGTGCGAGTGTGGTAGCCGGCGGTGTTGGTGGCGTTGGTGGCTATTGCCGGTTTTGGTGGCGGTGTGCGCGCCAGGCCAGGTGTGTGAATGGGTAGATACACACGGCGCGGATCAGCCAATCAAGGCCGGTGCTGTCGTTGCCGGTGAACAATGCGATCACAAATAGGATCAGGCACGTTGTTGTGAACGCGTCGGTAGTGTTCGTGCGGATCATCGGCTTATTTCCTTGTTTATATCGTTGGTTGTTGCGCACTCATCGCACTCCCATACCCCATTATTTTCCTTTACCCTTGCGGTATAGGTAGGGTGAATACACTCATAGCAATAAAGGAATTGGGTATCTGCCCACTCGGTTCTCATCGGCCTATCTCCCGCATATATTCTGACGGCGTAGCCGGCGGTTTAAGATCAGGTGTGTAGCCATAAGCTTTAAGTGCTTCGAGGTAGTCAATGCCGTAGCCTTGACGTTCGGTGTCGGTCATTGTTTCCCATACGCCGATTTCGTCGTCGCCCCATTGTGATACGTCAATGATTGCTAGTTGTTTAGCGTCGCCGTATGTGCCGGTGTCGGTGTCTAACCATAGTGCCGGCGGAAAATAGTCGTTCATTGTGTCGTGCGGCATTGACGTTAGGTATTCATTGATTTGTTTAAGCATTATCATTGGTGGCCGCCTTGTCTAATATCTCTACGGCGGCGAGCTGTAAATAGTCGCCGGTGTCCATAGTTTCGATGACATCGTTGCCCGCGTCGGCGATATCTATCCATTGTTCGTTGGTGATATCGCACTCTAATAGTTCTGAGAACCATTCTTTGGTCCAATAGGCGACGATTATTTCGTCGTCGGGATCGTATTCTTTAAGTTGTTCGATTAGATATTTAACTCGCATTACTTGTCTCCTTTGTTTAGTTGTTTTATTTCGTGGTTAAATAAGCGGATAGCTTCACGCCGGTTGTATCCGTAGTATTGGCGTTGTATCAGGTGGCCGGTGTTATCGGTGGCTACTATTGACCAACCGGCTTCGCGAGTACGTTCGATAATCATTGTGCTATTTCCCATTCTGGGATATATACCGGTTTTACAGTAAACGATCTGCCGGTAGGCACGTCATGGTGTGATAGGCGGCAATAAAGTGTGTCGCTATCTACCGAATAACGCAAAGTCCAATCGCTGCGAATAGTTATGGCTGTTAGTAGTTCTTCGGTGTTTTTTACTGTGATTGTGCCGGCGACATTTCGATCCCATAACGGTAGGCCGTCAATGAAAAAATTGCCGTCGCCAATATCTAATAGGTGTTTTGTATCTGCGTTAAAGTTTGCTAGTACGTCGTACCAGCAGCCATAGCAATCGTCTATGTATTCGCCGTCTTCGCCGGTACACGTACAGTTGTTAGTTATTGTGTATTCTTGTTTTGTTTCACTCATTACTAGTCTCCCGTCTAGTGGCCCTATCTTGTAGGGATAACTAGAGTGTAGGGCAACCGGCGAGTGTTGTCAAACTATTTTTTATATTTTTTTTGCCACTCCAATATCATTAGTGTCAGCTCTAGATCGCTGTATGCGGCCAACGGTGTGTCGTCGTCGCGCAAAGGTTCTTTAAGGTGATCGAACAATGACGGTTGATCGTTCACGTCGCTTGCCAAACTCGTATCGGTCTCGCGTGGCACTCGGGGCGTTGCGATTGCCGGTAGCGGTCAGTTGGTGCGATGAGGCCGGCGCGTTGTGCGGCGATCATTAACGCGCCAAGTGCGCGAGGTTCGTGGGGTGTTGGTAGCGATGTTTCAGATAATGCTTGCCAAATGTCGTCGGTTGTGAAGTCGAAGGTGTTGGTAGCGATTTGTTTGATGATGAGCATTGTTGCTGCGGCCCAGGTGGGGTCGGTGTTGGTGGCGACTTGTGCGATTGCTTTGTCGCGGGTGTCGGTAGCGGCAGTCATTTTGTTTTGCCTTTCGCGGTCATGGTTTGTGGTTGATGTTTGTTTGCGCAGGTTGGTGGTTCGGATAGTTTTATGTATGTGGTTACGGCGTTACCGCACGTCGGGCAGGCCCATTGTTGTATCGGTGTTCTCATAAGTTGATTAGTTGTTCGCCGATCCATTGGGCTACTGGTGACGCTACGCCGTTGCCGCATTGTTTGTAGCGGTGTGTGTCGGCTTGTTCGGTGCCGTCTGCTTTGTATCGGGTGTGGTTATCAGGCCAACCCATTAGCCGTTCACATTCGAGCGGTGTGAGCCGACGCACGACCATTGTTGTTGCGACGGCGTGTTTGTCGGTTGTGTTTAAGGTGAACATCGGGTCGCCTTCGTCGGTATGTCCTTTGCCGGCAGGTCCGTTGTGGTCTTGTCTGCCGATCATGTTGCCTTGAATACCGTATGCGACGGCTTGCGCACCTGTTTGGTCAATCGTGTATGCAGGTGCGCCTTCTTCGGCGACACCTAAACCGTTCTGGTTCTTTTCTATCTCTCGACCATCTTGAATTGGTACTGCTACGGCGTGTCCGTTGCCTTCTTTACGTAAAGTCGGCCACGCCGACTCTGATGGTTGCGCATCTAAACCCTGCGTATGGGAGAACGCGACC